CGCTCGCCGCTCGAAATCATTCACATGCCAGGCGGCGCCAAAATCTGCCTGCATTGTGAGCAGCGCCACCTGGAGGCGCTGAACGCGCTTTCCACGGGCCAGTTCACCGGCGAGTGCTCCGAATGCGGGAAGTCTACCGAGCAGCTCCGCAGCGCCACCGGGGAAATGGCAGTCCACTTTGAGGGCGGTTACTACCGCGTGATGTGCGCGCCCTGTGACCGCGCTTATGTCCCGAAACGCAGAGAACTCTATGCGCAGACCGAATTTGGCCATGCGCTTGGATTGGATAAATGATCATTGACAGCGATGTGCTCGGAAACGAGCCTCAAGCGCCCCCAGTGGCTCCGGCCCAGGGCACAGAAGAAAACGTAACTCTCAGCAAGGCGGCGCATGATGCGCTGATCCGCGAAAGGGACGAGGCAAGAAACAGCGAGCGGTACTGGGCAGAGCGCGCCCGATCCGGCGGAAACAATACGCCGGCGCCCGCCGCCGAAAATGACGATGCTCCGGACTCTCGCGAATTCCTGGACGATGACGACACGCCGGCCGGCCTCGAAGACGATACGGCCGCCAAGCTGGTCGATGACTTCGCATCTCAGGGCGTGAGTGCACTGACCAAGCGCGGTTTCATCACCGCCGCGGACGCCAAGCGGATCGCCGTCGATACCGCCGTGAAGGTCAGCCGTGAATTGATCGGCCGCGAGCGTCAGAAGATGACCTCGGACGCCCAAATCGTGACCGATTTCCCGGAGCTGAAAGACCAGACCTCCGAGCTGTTCAAGGAGACGGCCGCTATCTACCAAAAGGCCCTGGCGATGGATCCCAATGCGGCGAAGACTCCCGCGGCGCTCTATCTGGCAGCCCAGGCAGCCAAGGCCAGCCTGAAGGGCCGGCAAGCCCCTCCCGCCTCGAGGCGCGAAGAGGAAGAGCACGAAGACGACCGCCGGCGCCGTGCGGACGCACAGGACGGACGCAGCCGCGGCCGCTCGACCGCCGAGGACACCAGCGACATGCTGGGCCCGGAGGCCAAAGAGCTGATTTCGAAGATGGGCATTACCGAGGACGAGTACAAGGCCTCGGCCAAGCAGTTTGCGCGCAGGAGCGGTAGACGGTAATGGCGAAGAATCGATTGACCCAGGAAGAGCGCGCGAGCGCTTACGAGGCGGCCGGCATTCCGGATTCCCGTCCCTTCATCAGCAGCGATCCGGACGAAACCAAGGAACCGGCCATCATGAATTGCCACATCAACGGCATGCTGGTTCGGGATTTGAACCTCGACCCCCAGGTGATCGCAGCGCTGGACTTTTACGCGACGGACGAAGGCGTGGCCGAAAAGAACGCGCGGCCCAACGTTCGGGAATCCTCCGGCGTGCAACTCGGCGCCGATCCCTTCGACAAGTCGCTCGACCAGAAGCGCGACGACGTGAAGGTCCGGGGAATGGAACTATATGACGCCCGCGACCCGCTGCGCGAAGTCGCCGCACGGCACGCCGCACCCGGCATGAAAGCGAAGTTCCTGTCACCGAAGCGGATCCAGGAGAACGGCGGCACCGGGGACTATACGGTCGTCAAGGACGAGAAGGGCGATCCGGTGAAGGTCCGTGGAATGGTCCTGGGCCACATGCCCACCGAGCGCGCCGAAGCCCGCAACCGGCACTACCGGGAGCGCGGGAACCAGATCATCAAGGAAATCACCGCGAATTACAAGCGGGAAGGCGGCGCCACCGCCGTCGTAGACCAGTAGAATTTGAAGTGGTTTGGCGTTGTGTGCGGGCTCTGGATTGCCCGTGTGGGGTAACTGCCCACGGCGAAAGCAGCGTGTTCGATTCCGCCGCGCCAAACTAAAACATCACCGCGAAGCAGGCGCGTCCAACCCAGTCCTTAACAGGCACCCGGACGTGACCCACCTCAGTCTTGCCGCAGTCTTCGCTCCATGAGGCCACACACATTTCAACTTTTGGAGTGAACTATCAATGGCAAACGTAAATGCACCGTTCGGCTTCCGGCCGACGATGCGAACCCACTCGGGCGCCGCTGGTTCTCTCGTTCCGGCTCACAAGCTGGTCGGGTATGGAACCGCGCTGTTTATCGGCGATGCAGTGACTCACGCGGCCTCCGGCACCAAGCCCACGCTCGCAATTGACGCGGCGATCACGCCCGGCACCACCCCGGTACTCGGCGTCAACCTGCTCTATGGAGCTGCTTCCACCGCCACCAATCACACCATCGTGGTCGCGAAGGATGGCGTGTTCCTGGTTCAGGGCGATGGTACCGGCGCCACTTTCCTGGTAGCTGCCAGTCTGTCGAAAACGGCGAACATGGCGCTCACCGCGGGCAACACCTCCACCAAGGTCAGCAAGCACTCTCTGTCGGAGACCTCGCTCAACACCACCAACACCCTGGACCTCAAGGTCCGCGGGCTGTACCAGGCGCCGGATAACGCCTTGGGGCAGTACGCCAAGGTCTTCGTGACCTTCAACAACTTGGTCGAATCCGACCAGAAGGCGGGCATCTAACATGCAGATCAGAGGACAATTTTCCGATTTCTTCTTCGAAACGATGCTCCCGGCGCTCAACGCCAAAATCTGGCAGAACTTCAAGGCCAAGAAGTCCATGGCCAAACTGGTCCTGGGCTCGGACACCACCACGCGGTCGATCGAGCAGTTCAGCCAAATGACCGGCGTCGGGCTCCCCACGGCCGTCGGCGAAGGTGAAGACACCCCCACGGATAACTTCGTGCAAGGGTTCAACAAAACCTTCAAGCCGGTCAAATATGGCTTGGGCATCGCGGCCAGCCAGGAATTGGTCGAGGATGACAAAGTCGGGATTATCTCCCGCCGCTCCGTCGCCCTCAGCAACTCCATCTTCCAGGCTCGTGAAATCCAGGGCGCCGGCGTCTTCAACAACGCCTTCGACGGGACCAATTACCCCTTACCCGACGGTAAGGCCCTCTGCGCTTCGGATCATCCGCTGGTCAAGGCCGGCGGCACCCAGGCCAACCTGATCGGCACCACCGCGGATCTGGACGTCGCCTCGCTCGAAATCGCCCTGACCGACTGGGAACTGATCAAGACCCACGAAGGGTTCCTGCAGCTGCTTCCCACTCCGCGCGTGCTCGTGGCCCCCGCCAACCGCTGGAACGTGGCCGAAATCCTGCACAGCCAGATGCGCTCGGACACCGCCAACAACACCGCCAACGCCTTCAAATACACCGAAACCGGTGGGACCATTGACGCGCTGGTGTGGGGTTACCTGACCGATCCGGACGCCTGGTTCCTCGTGGCCCCTCCGGAAGAGACCGAAACCCTCTGGCTCGACCGCAAAGCGCCCTACACCAAGGCCGACTACACCGAAAAGAACGAGACCGGAATCGTGTATATGCGGTACCGCTCGGACGTCGGTGCTTACGGCTGGAAGGGCGTCTACGGCTCCGCCGGAGCCTAGCTTTTCCTCCTTGTAGTCCTCGGGGAGGCCGTGCAACCGGCCTCCCCAGTTTTCAACCCAGCATCCAGAATCAGCCCTCCTGAGCCCGCGGAGAACGGGCCAGCAGACCCAAGGAAAATCAAATGGCAACGAACAACAGATCGTTTTCGCGCATCGCGACGCGCTTCAACCGGCTCTTCGTCAAGCTCTCCGCGTTCAAGGCCGACACATCGAACTATGGGGACTATGTCGGCTCCCCGATGGCGGTGATTCAGCTCCCGCCCAACCAGACCGGCGACGCGCTGCAGGTGCAGGATTACACCGGCGCCATCCTCTACAAGATCGGCCCGGACGGGCGCTCCACCCTGAACGCCACGTCCAAGACAATCGTGGACGCCTCTGCCACCAGCCTGGTGGACGTCGCAGTCGCGGCCTCGGCCATGGCCGGCGGAGTCATTCACTATGTGGTGCGCGCCACGGACGGAACCGACTACCAGGCGCTCACCGGCATCGTGACCTATTCCTGTGTGAACAAGGCTGCGACCATCACGGGGACCATCACCGAAGTTGCGGGCAACCAGGCGAAGACGGTTTCCAGCGGCACTCTCACTCTGGCGTGGACCATCGTTGCCGGCACCAACAAGATGACGATCAAGCTTCAGCCCACCGGCTCCCTGACCGAGACCGCGCCTTACGACGTGACGTTCTCGATTCAGCCGATTCTCGGCGCAGTCACCATTCTGTAAGGAGCGGATCCATGAAAGCGATTCGCGACACTCTCCACCTTCTGCTCGACTCCGCGGTGACCAAGGGGGCGTCCTACGCCCCCGCGGCCGCGGACTTCCACCTGGATCGCTACACCGAACTGGTGGTTACGCTCAGCATCACCTCAGCGGAGCGTGACTCGGCAAACGAGACCTACGATTTCTACCTCATCACCGGCGACGGCCTGAGTGAGTGGGACATCGTGCACTTCCCCCAGGTAGCGACCACTGGCGCCAAGATTTTCACGGCGCGGGTTTCCGCCTCGCTGCTTCCCCAGAACGTGACCACTGCGGGCCCTGGCGTGGCTGCCGTCGATTCGGCCACCCTGGCCACAGTCACCAGCGCCACTAATGCGCCGAAGACACTGGCGGCGGGCAGTGTGCGCCATGGGCCTTTCGGCAACATGCTGCGCTACGAGCTGGTGTGCGCGGGAACCATCGCCACCGGCATCGTCTATTCCATCCAGGTTCAGGCCCGGTACTAAGGAGAATTCATGGCAGGCGCTGGAAGCTGGACCCTCTATAACGATTTCAAGGCCACTGCATTCAAGAAGGCAATGGACCTGACCGCCGACACGTTCAAGGTGGCGCTGGTAACCTCCGCCTCGAACGCGATCAACGCGGCGCTGGTGTCGGCCCAATATGCCAACATCACGAACGAGCTTTCCACGGCGAACGGCTATACGGCCGGCGGTGCGACCGCTTCGTCCCCGACGATTACCGGCGGCGGAGCGACCTCCACCATTACCTTCGACACGGCGGACGTGAGCTGGACCGGGAGCGGCGCCGGCTTTACTGCGAGGGCCGCGGTGCTCTATGACAACACCAGCACGAACAAGGACCTGGTGGCCTACTGTCTCCTGGATTCAACGCCGGCGGATGTGACCACGGCATCCGGAAACACCCTCACCCTGCAGATCGCAAACGTCTCGACCTTCGCATAATTCGGGTCTGGCTCCATGGCCACAACCTTCAACCAGCTCAACTATCGCGGCCGGAACGACGACGGCAGCCAAACCACGGCCACGTGGAAGGCTGCCGTCAACACCGGCTGGCAACAGGCTACCGGGGTAACGTTCCGCGTCCGGTTCGACATTTCGGAATCGGGCACGACCGCCGCGACTCTCGCCGGCCAGCTGCAATCGGCGAAAAATGGCGGCTCCTTCCAGGCCGTCAATGCCAGCTCGACCATTGTGAAGTCGGTGGCGGGGGCGAATGTCACGGATGGAACCGCGACTACCCAGCAAATCGGGAGCGGCACCTTTACGGCGGGGACCGTGGAGGCGAGCGACGGCCTTTGCGCCACCACGGCGTCGATGTCGAGCGGCACTCATACCGAGCTGGAATATACCGTCCAGATCAACGCGGCCGACGTCGGCGCAGGGGACACCGTGCAGCTGCGGGTGGTGCGGTCCACCAGCACGGCATTTACCGGGACCTACACCAGCCCCTCAATCAACCTGGCGGTCACGAAGTCACCGGCAGCAGCTTCGGCAACATTCACCGGCCAGGCCGCGAGTCTGAAAAAGACCCTCGCTCCGGCGGCAACCTCGGCAACCTTTACCGGCGCCACCCCCACGCTGTCGATGGGAAAGCGGTTGTCGCCCGCGTCGGCCTCGGCGACCTTTACCGGCCAGGCCGCATCGTTGAAAAAGACTCTGGCGCCGGCGGCGACCTCGGCTAGTTTCTCCGGTCGGCCCGCAAGCCTGAAACTCAGCCTGGCTCCGGCCACCACATCCGCCACATTCACCGGCCAGGGCGCATCTCTCAAGAAGACCGTCAGGCCGGCCGCGGCTGCCGCGACATTTACCGGGCAATCCGCGGCTCTCAAGAAGACACTTTCCCCGGGAAGTGCATCTGCGAGCTTTACCGGCCAGGCCGCGACTCTCGCTCTGACTCTCCATCCGCCGGCGACGTCGGCGACCTTTACCGCCCAGACACCGGTACTCATACTGACCGGCTCCGGCCTGACCCCTGAGGCGGCTTCTGCGGTCTTCACGGGCGGCACGCCGTCTCTACATCTCACGCTGCGGCCCGCCGCGGCCGCGGCTCTATTCACGGGCGGCTTTCCGCTGGTGACCGTCGCGCGATTCGCCCCTCCCTCGATCTTCCGGGACAGCACGGCGCACGGTCCGCGCGTGTTTCAGGAGCCCACCTTCGCCGTTTCCACGGTGCGGTTCTGGGATGAAATCGCGGGAGTATGGGACGATATTCCTGGCAACTGGGACGATGCCGGCTCGGCTGGCGGCGGCGCCCCGGTTTCCTCTGTCTTCCGTTCTGCTGCTGCGCTCGCTCCCAACCTCTTCAGGGAGCGGGCCAGCAGCGCCCCGATCATTTTCCGTGAGCCGCTGGATTCAGTAGAGCTGACCTGGGACCAAATTCCCGGCAATTTCGATGATCGGCCGGAAAACTTCGATGACGCCGGCGGCAGCTCCAGCACTACCCGACGCCCCTCTCTCTTTCGCAGGTACTCATGATTCGTTTCCTCAGCTTCCTACTCCTTGCCTTGCCGATCTCGGCGCAGATCCAGACCGTCAATAACGAGTCGATGCCAACGGCCCGGGTGAAGATCAACAACAACTTCAGCTTCCTGAACACGAACAAGGCTGGTTTGAATACCTGCACCACCGGCCAGTTCGGCATCCAGACGACCACCAGCGGCCTGGTCTGTATTGCCATCGATTGGAGCGTTATCGCGAACAAACCGCTCTTGACCGGGAACGGAAGCCGGATCGTAAGCGCTTCGAGCGTTCCCGCGGATGGCTGCGCCGTATTCACCACGGGCAACCTCGGAAGCACCGGCACAGGCTGCGGAGGAGCGGCCGGCGCCGGGAATACCGGCGATGCGCAGATGAAGGGATCAGGCGGCGGGCTCGACGCCATGATCATGAACCAATCCGGGAACAAGATCACTGTCAGCACGGCCACCCTCGCCGCGGAGAGTATTGCCGATCCGGATGTGAATCCGGGAACGCTCTGGAATGTCGATGGGGACTTCGCGCAAGTGAGCGGCACGGGCGGCGGCACCGGCCACTTTACATATACTCACTCAACTGGCAGTGGGGACTTCTGGCAAAACAGCACCGACCAGGCGATTCCGGTCTACACCCTGTCCGCCTATACCCTGGCCTATTACATTTCGGCCGTCAATAATCCCGGCGGAACGCTCACGTGCCAGATCCCGAGCTACATCACTCCCAGCCCGGTGTTCCTGACCCTCACAGTTGGCGCGCACACCGTGGACTACACCACCGGATCCCCGGTGTTCTATACCGACATCCAGTGCAACAGCGACACAGCAGGGCAGAGCGTCACCTTTGCGGCCGATCCGGGGACCTCGAAAGTTCTCTCGCTCAAGCGGCACATTCCGATAGGCGACTTTGAAGTAAAGGGCAACACGACCGCGACGGGCAATCTCAACAGCGTTATCTCCGTTTCGACGTGTGGCGTGGTCGGCGATGGCATCACGGACGACACCGCCGCGCTGCAGGCGTGCATTGACGGCGTGCCCAACTACACGACACTCTTAATCCCCCAGACGTTCAAGATCCGGGTGACCAGCACGATCAACTGGCACGGAAAGACGGGCATGAACCTGATGGGGGTTGGAACACCTTATATCGGGCCGGGTTTCTCTCAGGTTATTGGCGCCATCATCTGGGCTGGGGCGCACAACGGGACCGTGATCGATGTCGAAGACACGAACGGCGGAACGTTCCAGGACTTCGGCGTCATGAGTTATACGCAGTACGACGTCGGCGATGTGGGCGCAGCGGTTCTCATCAATGTGGACCAGACGATGGGCGCCACGAACACCATGACCTCGATGATTTTCCGCCATCTTTCTCTGCAGGGAGTGGCCCGAAATCCTCTTTTTCAGGCGATCGCGTTTTCCATGACATCCCAGACCAACGTGGAACACATGCTGGTCGAAAACACCTTCATCACCTGTAGCGGCACGACGTTGGGAACAGGCATCACCATCGGGTCTTCATACAACGCGATCGGGGAACTGTTCCAATGGAACACGATTACGGGCTGCCATCGGGGCATCTGGGAGCAGAACGGCGGCGGGCACATCTTAAATAACCAGTTCAACTTGAACACGATTCACATTGAGCTCTACCCGGACACCGCCGTAAAGGTGACGGGGAATGACACGGAACACTGTGCCTGGCAGCAAACTGCGCATGAGGGGGCATGGCTCATTGGCAGCGGCCAGCTCGAAATCGCGAACAACCGCATAGCCGCTTGCGATCCCGGAGGAGGAGCAGCCATCATCCGGTTGACCGGGGGCAGTTTCACCATCAGTAATAACTACTTCGACCAATCCTCCACTGCAACATCCGTGTCAGGGAACGGCGTTGGGACGGTTATTTCAACAGGAAACCTCTACGCCGGGTTCCAGACTGCGAACACCGCCAACAACGTTGCAGGCTTTAAGACTCTGGCGCTGTTCACCTCCATCGGCGATCAATACGGCGACGGAGGCAACATGATCACCTCGTTTATGGGGCAGTTCGATGCTGTTCGTTTGTCGGGCGCAGGAAAGATGTACTACAACTGGGCAAGCAACAAATACAGGGTTTTGGAGGACGGGCCCACTACAAATACCATTCCCCAGTACATTACACCTTTCTTGCAGGACATCGCGGGAAGTGGCCTGCCCACGTGTGACGCCAATCCAGCAACAGGCGCTGGTCTACCGGGGTCCCTGCTGTTCGATCCCGTAGCGTCCAATTCTCCGATGTATTACTGCGGCAAGGTAGGCGGCTCCCCAGGCTGGACACGGGTGGCAACCGTGAGCCCTACCCTGACGAGGAGTCTTCCCGCGAATATCAACGACACCATCGATCTGGGCACCTGGAACTGGACGGGCGAGTGGGGAATCAACTTCGAGGTGTTCGTCCGCGGCGTAGACAACTCGGCGAACGTGCTGGTCTATAAGCAATACAAGTTTTCCATGGCCTATAGCGAAGGGACGTGTTTTAAGGCCGTCCCGATGTCGAACGAAACCGTGGTGACCGCCGGCACCTTCGATTACGACCTGGAGGCTTGCGACGCTGGAACGGGCCTTGTAAGCATGAGGCTCCGGAACACCGCGGGTTTTATCGGGACAACTTTCACCAATGTGATCACGTACGGCTCGACGGGCTTTACTGCTTCGTCCACAGTGAACACGGGAGTGTCGGTTCCGGGGGTGAAAAAAGATGCTGTTGCCGGATCGGAGGGCGGCAAGTTTGCGAGCTATGGCGATATCCTCCTGAAGCCCGGGGCCCACCTGACAAACGCCGCGGCCGCTTCGGACACCGCGGGTACGATCACGATCACCAATCCGGCCACCACGGCGAGCGTCAGCTTTACGACGCCTTTTGGCAGCAACCCGGTGTGTACGCTGACCCCGACGAGCGATCAGATTTCCACGATCGTGAACTCCTGGGTGACCGTGAGCACTTCCGCCGTAACCGCGAATGTGCACACTACGCCGGGCAGCTCCATCACCTTCGCCTATCACTGCATGGGGAACCCGAACTAATGACCTACGGACAATTGCGGATGCGGCTGGCCCAGCAGTTTCCGGGGGTCTCGCTCGACCTGATTGACGGCTGGATTGCAGACCGATATCAGGAAATCCTGGGCGAGCTGCCCTGGTCGCGGCTGCAAATTCAGTCCGTCCTCGAGGTTCCAGCGGCCTACTCGACCGGCACCGCGGCGGTGACGAACGGCTCAGCGGCCATCACCCTTTCGGGCGGCGCCTGGACCAGCGCCATGACCGGCCTGGCCTTTCGAGTGACCGGGAAACAGGAGTATTACCAGTTCAACTACGTTTCCTCGATCACGGCGACTCTCGACCGACCATACGAAAGCGAAACCGCGGCGGCCGCCGGATATTCGATCTTCCAGACCATCTACGTCCTGCCCTCCGACTGCCGGATGCTCGAAGACGATGCGTTTGGAGGACTGACCCGAATCTCCCACGCTGAGCTGGAGAAGAGCGATCCCTGGAGAAAAGCAACGGGCGCGCCGGTGAACTGGGCGTCATACATGGACGATACGAGCACTCCGCCGAATATGCAGGTGGAGCTGTTCCCGGTTCCGACAGTGGCCGCGGATGTGCCGTTTACGTATTACTCGGCCGGCTCCGATTTCGCCAGCGCGGCCGCAATCCTGAGTGTCTGGATGCAGCCGTCGGCGCTGTATGAAGGCGTGGTAGCCCGCATCAAAGCCCACCTCAAGGACTACGCCGGAGCGACGTTCCACGCCGGCAATGCCAAGTCCGCGCTTTCGAACATGCGGACCTCGGAAGCACAGGGGATGGGGCCGGCTCAGATGAAGCTGGATTCGTATTTCACCCGGCATCGTGCAAGGAAGTGGTGCCGATGATTCCGGACGTATGGGATGAGGAAGAGATTTACGACCTGGTGAGCTGGGATCTGCCTGGGGCGCGAGCGCCGCGCCAGGGGTCACAGACGCGGCGCACGATGTTTAGGTCTAGGACTTCGCTGCTTTCGTTTTCGCCCCGGCCTTCGGCTTCTGTTTCGCAGCCTTTGTAGTCTTACCGGCCGGTTTGGTCTTAGTCGTAGCTGCCATTGAACATCACCTCTGGGAACAAGAGTAACCTGCAAGGCCGCCAGCTCCAAAACTTTTCCACATGACCGCCTCGGAAATCGCAACGCGCATCATTACCCGGATTGACGATGACCCGGTCACGCCGGTGTCAGTCAGCGCGGCGGAGGTTCTATCGGCGATCAACGAAGGCCAGGATCTGGCCAGCCTGCTTACGCTGTGTCTGGAGAAGACGGTCGATTTTTCCCTGGCCGGGACATTCTACACGCCGCGGCCGCTCTTCCCGGACTTCCTGGTGCCCTTGCGGTTGAGTGTTGGGGGCGTGCGGCTCAGACCTTCGACCATCGCGGAGCTGGACGCGTTAAACCCGGAGTGGCAGGACTTCGGAGGCACACCCTCCCGCTACTGTACGTTGGGCTCGAATTTTCTGGCGGTCTATCCCCAGTCGGCGGTCACGGCAAAATTCACCTACGCCTACTCACCTGTGGCACTCAGCAGCGGCGACACGCCGGCGATCCCGGCGGCCTATCACCCGGACCTGGTGGAGTATGGCGTCTACCGCGTGAGGCTCAAGGAAGGCGCGCAGCAGCTGGCCCGCGGCCTGGGGAATCTGAACAAGTTTCTGGACAGCATGCAGGAGCTGGGAGGGCTGGTGCGGGCCAAAAGCCGGGCAGCCCGTTACGATGTGCAACCTTTCGAGCTGGCGCTGTTCGACCGCTCCAAGCTGATTGACGAGGTTCTCAAATGGCAGGCGAAATCGACACCCAAGCGGTAATCTCCGACCTCCTGCCCTCGTTGCACTCCGACTCAAGGGCACACCTGAATTTCTGGACGGAATCCGATCTGATTCGCTGGATCGATGAGACCGTGAAACGACTAGCGCGCAAGGCCATGATCTTCGTGGAGCGCGACACCTCGACCACCACCGCCGCCGGCACCGCCACCTATCCGCTACCCACCCGCCACCTTGCCACGTTG